GTAAACAGGCGGGGTTAATCCCCGCCACTTTAAATAAGAGGAATGGTATTATGAAATATTTAGTTTTAAGCGATACAGTTGCGGATAAAAAGAGAGTTGCAGCAGGTGATATTATTGAACTTGATGCAGACGAGGGAAGGATATTAGTTTCATACGGAAAAGTAGAAGAATATAAAGGTAAAGAAAAAAAAGAAACTAATAGAAGTGTAGGTTTAGAAAAATCTGAAAACAAACCTTTAAAAAAAAGAACTAAGAAGTAAATCATGGCATTAGAGAGTGCATTAGATTTCAGTTCTTATGTTGATACAACAACAGGACATGGAGTTACAGGCACTTTCTTTGAAGTGCAACAAACCCTATGGGATAGTTTAGGTTTGATTGATGATTTATTTGACATAGATAGTGGTGCTGCAACAAATATCAATTTAATCATAGATCAAGAATATTTTAATATTGAGGGTGGTACTGTTCCCGTAACAGGTTATCAACCAAGAGCAATAATAAAAGCATCAGATGCACCCTATATTTCACAAAATGACAAATTAAGAGTAGATGCTATAACAACCAATAATGGCAATGTTCTTGTCCCACAAACAACATTTTTAATTAGAACAGTAGAGCCTGATAATACAGGCTTTGTTTCTTTAGTTTTAGAGCAAGAATAATGAGCCAATTTATGTTAGAGACAGAAGAAGATATGTCAGCATATTTAGATATAAATTACGGGCATGGCGTATCTGCTGTTTATACTAATAGTAGTGGCACAGCATCTACAATAAACATTATTTTAAATAATGAATATGTAGAACAAGAAGAAGGCATTGGTGTAGAAGCATTAAAACCAATAGCCTATTGCAGAACAATAGATGTACCAAGTATTGCTTTTGGTAATACTTTAGCTGTTTCTGCGATCAAAGATACTAATGGTAATACCATAAAAGCAGCACAAAATTATACAGTTGTTAATATACAATCTGATAGAACGGGATTTAGTGCTTTAATGTTAGAGGAAGTTTAAATGGCAAATCATATCAGACAACAAATTAGAGAATATTTTGGTACTAATTTGAACAATTTAACAACAACAGGAACAAGAGTACATGAAACTAGGGTTTATCCTTTAGAGACTTTACCTGCTTTAGTTATTTATACTAAATCTGAAACTTCAGAACCATTGGTTATAGGTAGCGATAGACTTATGAGTAGGGAATTGTCTGTAGTGGTTGAAGGATATGCAAAAGCAACTAGCAATTTTGATGACACTATTGATACAATAAGCAAGGAAGTTGAAGAAGCTATTTCTGCTGACCCTACATTAGGCGGTTTAGCAAAAGATACTTATTTAGAAGCAACAGAAATAGAATTTAACGCAGAAGGTGAACAACCTTTAGGTTTTGTTTCTTTGACATTTTTAACTAATTACTATGTTCAGGAAACAAATCCTGATGTAGCAGTATAAAGAGGTATATAATTATGAAAATGATTAGTCCTAACGGAAAAGTTTCTATAGATGCTCACCCTTCAAAGGTTGAGAGTTTATTGAATATGGGTTGGAAAGAGGAAGCAGTCCATTCGCAAGATAAAATTAAATCTTCTTCTAAAAAAAACAAAAGTGAGGTAAAAGAAGATGGCAACTCATAAAGGAAGTGAAGGAACTGTAAAAGTTGGTTCTAATGCTATTGCAGAAATAAGGTCTTATTCTTTAGAAGAAAATGCCGATGTTATTGAAGATACTTCAATGGGAGATAGCGCAAGAACTTATTTAGCATCATTAACAACATTTAGCGGTTCTGTTGACGTATTTTGGGACGAAACGGACACAAACGGACAGGGTGCTTTAACAGTTGGTAGTTCTGTAACTTTAAACGTTTATCCTGAAGGTTCTACGAGTGGTGACACATACTATTCAGGCACAGCTTTAGTAACAGGCGTAACAAGAAGTGCATCATTTGATGGTATGGTTGAAGCTAGTATTTCTGTACAAGGTACAGGTGCATTAACAGCAGCTACAGTATAATCATGAAAGCTATTGAGAGAGCTAAGTCACATTTTGAAGATCAAGATGTAAAGGTTATTAAAGTACCTGAATGGGGAAGTGAAGATGAACCATTAAAAATATATGCGAAGCCATTAACGCTAAGTGAAACGTCAAAACTCTATAGAATGAGCAAAAACGATGACCTTACGATGATGGCTTACGTCTTAATATACAAGGCACTAGATGAAAATGGAGATAAGTTATTTAGTTTGGAAGATAAAAATCCTTTATTAAATAAAGTTGACCAAGATGTATTGGTCAGGGTGGCAACTCAAATTATGGGACAAGAACCTATTGAGAATGTCAAAAAAAACTAATAGAGGACGTTAATTTACATACACAATATGCACTAGCTGAAAAACTAGGCAAGACTTTAGAAGAAGTACAACAAATTAGCGTCCATGAATATCAAGGTTGGATAGCCTACTTTGAGTTAAAGGTAGAAAAAGAGAATGGCTAAACAAAAGGTAAAATTTGAATTAACCGCAGTTAATAGGACTACTGCTGCTTTTAATAAAGTAAAAACAAATTTACACGCTGTTAGAAATGCGGGTGCTATGGTGGCTGCAGGTATGCTTGTTGTTGGTGCTGCTGTTATTGGTGCATCAAAAGCATTTGTATCTCTTACCAAAAAAACTTTTGAATTTGTTGATGCTATAGGTAAAACCGCAACTAGAACAGGTATAACTACTGATGCAATACAGGCATTTAGCTTGGCAGCATTAGAAAGTGGCACAAGTATTGAGGGTGGTAATAAAGCATTAGAAAAGTTTGCTAGAAGTGTTGGTGATGCTCAAAGAGGATTAAAAACAACTAAAGATATATTCAAAGCTATTGGCGTTGAATTGCAAACAAATGAGGGTAGGTATAAATCAACAACTCAGTTATTAGAAGAAACTGCTGTTGGTATATCAAATCTAGGATCACAAACTGAAAAAGCAACTGCATTGGCTAATTTATTTGGTAGACAAGGTATTTTATTAACTGGTGCTTTGGAAGATTTAGCTGAACGTGGTATGGACGGATTTATAGAACGTGCCGAAGAATTAGGACTTGTTTTAAGTGAAAAATCAATTAGAGCAGTTGAACAATTCAACGACAAAATGAGTGTTATTCAATTACAAATCAGAAATGTAACAGCAGAATTTTTAATTGGTCTTTTACCTGCTTTAGATTTATTTAGAGAACAAATAGCAACTGCTATTGGCGAAGCTAGAGGTGAGTTTCAGGATTTTGAAAGAGTTGGTAGAGATAGTTTCAACACCATTATCGATACTTTTGTTAGTTTAGCGGAAGTCATGAAATTCTTTTCACCAATAATGGCATTCCAATTAAACAATGTAAGAGCATTATTTTTTGGACTTGTTGGTGCAATACAAACAGTTGAAATAGCTTTTAAGGGTTTTATAATAGCAAATCAGGTATTACTTAAAGAGGTTCCATTATTAGGTGCTGTTTTAAAAAAAGCAGGTATTGATGTAGATGGTTTTACTGGTGCTTTAGATGAAACTGTACAATCATTAAATGAAAGTGTAGAAGGTGCAAAGGCTACACAACAAAAATTAAAAGAGGTATTTACATTTAATCCTCTTGAAGCTAGAGGTTTATATGATGGAATAATTACATTTGCTGAAGGTTTGAAAATTTCAGAAGAAAAAGCAAAAGAATTTTCTGAAGCTATGGAACAAGCATTTGTTGATGATAATTTAAACAGATTACAAGCAATAAATGCTTTTAAAGATAGTTTGGGAACAGTTGACGAAGCATTGGACAAAGTAGCTGTTAGTTCAATGAAAAAATTTGAAGATAGTATTATACAAGGTCTAAAAAATGGTAAATTAGCATTTAAAGATTTTGCTACTTTTGTTGTTGAGCAATTAATAAGAGTTGCTATACAGCAATTAATAGTAACTAGATTGATTGATCCATTTAGAAATATGTTATCAGGTGGCAAAATTAGAGCAGCAATGGAATACAACCAACTAACAGATAACGATACTTTGTTTGATTATGAGGGTGGGGGATATACTGGCATGGGTGCTAGAGCAGGGGGGTTAGATGGACGTGGCGGTAGATTGGCTATGGTACACCCCAACGAAACCATTATTGACCACGAAAAAGGACAATCAATGGGTGCAAC